TCTCCAAACGACAAAGCAACTGCAAAGTCTATACTAAAAAGATTCAGCCAAGGACTAGATAATGCTTTTACAATGGCGGCACAAAAATCTCTAGATGCTGGCAAACCGATGGAAAATGTTTTGTTTAATCAATTCTTAATGATATTAGCAGAAAATCAAATTAAACTAAGCGACATAGTTGAAAGTGGATTAACAATGAGTAAACTAGACCAATTGGTTAAAATTGCCGCTAGTGATGCTAAAGATAATGGAACAGGTCCGGAAAAACAACCCACAAATATGACAGGTGCGTTTATTAGCAATTTTAGACGTGGGATGAAAGGCCAAGTGCTTCCTGGAAGAGGAGTAAAAGCGGTTGGAGACTTTTTTAAAGGCAAAGCAGATGACTATGAAAAACAAGCAGGCATCGACGGATCCGGTAAAGATAAAGACAAGGATGATCCTACACTAACACGCGGTGGCCTAAATGCTATGAAATCAGAATTAGGATTAGAAAATCCTGCAATGGCTGTAAGAGCAATTCAAAAACTGATGAATGGTAATGCACTTAGTAACAAAAACGAACTTGAAGCAGTTAAGCCTTTGATTTCGGCAGTTAATGGTGCTTTAATGGATCAGCAAGGTCGTGCTAGACTAAAACAACTTTTCAAATATATAAACAAATAATTAAAAGAAAGGCAATTGGCTTTCTTTGGTGGTGTTCATATTATCTTTGACCATTTCACTTATTGCTTTGCGTTCCTCAAATGTAACATCGTAAGCATCAGGCAGTTGCAATCCGCCACGCATGTACCAACACATCCTTACTAATTCTTCTACTAGTTTTTTGGATTCTTGCTCTAGTTCCTTAACGTAGTCATCGATTTCAGAAATCGAGAGCGTGACTACTTTGATACGAAAAAACTTGAATTATCAAACACCATTGGAACTTCAATGATTGCTTCTGATCCTTTATCAACGTATTCTTGTGGAACTTGGAACTTGGTTGGAGGGGGAGTCCACATTTTTTTGATTTGTTCAATTCTATCTTGTACAGCAACAAATGTGTCTTTGTCGGTGCTATTGAAAAAATCTTTAATAGCCATAGGATTTGTTTCTTTACCATCAGGTGTTTCAATTGAAACAACATGCTTGCAAACCATGTCCATGGTCATTTGACTTAGTTTTTTAAATCCTTCTTTAAAGGCTTTCATTTTTTGAGCATCATCGACTTTTGTATCCTGCATCATCGATGCAAGTCTTTGATTCTCAAATGTAGCCATAAAAAACTCTGTTGTTTCTTTGTAGTTTAGAGGACGTAAAGTAAATTTTAAATCACCATACTCAAAGTCTGTCAGCCATTCTTTACCTTGCATATTGTCTAGGATTTGTCTAAGATCAATTTGGGTAGTTTCAGAAACAAATTTCATTTCTTCGCCTTCCATGTATCGAATAGGTACTTCTAATTCAAGAGTTTCGCCATAGGTTGCTATACGAATAGCAATTAGCACAGCATCTAGATCAAGTGCGGGCATTTTCCATGGATCTTCAATTAAAGGACAGCAAGATTTAATTACAGATACGGTTGCTTCGCCACTCATTAGTGCGTCTGGTGTTTTAATTGCTAGTTCATCTCTAGCAGTCATTGAATAAATTGGTAATTCGCCTGATCCGGACTTTTCGGTAGGATTTTGGTCGTAAAATTTGCCGCCGCTGGGCAGTGTCAAGTAAATTTTTGGTTGACGTTTATACTTGCTTAAAACGCTTTGATTTTCCATGGTTGCTATCCTCTATAAATAACGTTATGCTACAATTTAGCAAAAGTATTTATATACGTATATAATGGGGATTTTTAGATCATGGCAGTAACTGGACAAATAGGTGATGCAGAAGTAAGATTGGATAACGCGGCCGATCAAGCCGTGATGGAAAAAATCCTAGCAGAAATACGTCAACTAAACGGCACCATGACAACCGGAGGAACCGGTGGCGGCGGTGGTGGTGGCGGTGTTGGAGGTCTTGTAAGCAATGCCACCAAACTAGGCAAAACAATTAATATTGCTAATATTGCTGTTGGTGCTTTTGGAAAAGGCCTAGGTTTAGCAACTTTTGCTCTTACTAAAATGGTAAGCGTGGGTGCAAGTGCAGTTAATCTTACAACAGGGTTTGTGCAAGCACAACCAAAAATAACAGACTTTACAAAATCTCTATCCAATCTACCTGGTGTTTTAGGCGATCTAGGCAGTGCAGTCCATGCAGTAACAGATATGTTACACAAGAACTATACCACATTTCAACAGTTAACAACTAGTGGTATCGCATTTGGTGATAGATTAGAAAGCATGACTCGGTTGGGAGCAAGATTTGGTGTTAGTCTAAGCGATGTTGCAGGTAATCTTGCAAGCAACAGTGAATCTCTTGCACGTTTAGGTACAGGCACACGAGGTGCTACACTTGCAATTGATGCGGCTTCAGAAGCCTTTGCACAAAACAAAGACATACTGCTTGCCTTTGGTATGAGTTTTGAAGAACAAAATGAAAACTTCATGAAGTTCTTTTCTCAAAATGCACTGGCCTTACAACGAGGAACTATTACACAACAACAGATCATCGACATGAGTGATGATTATGCAAAAGGTTTACGTAGACTTTCTGAACTAACAGGTATTCAGGCAGATCAACTACAAGAAGGTGTTGACAAAGCAAACATGAATCGTGCATTTGAAAACTTTATTTCTAAAATGGACGGTGAAACACAAAACAGAATGAGAGCAATCCTAAACACTGTTCAAGCAGGATTTGGTGATGCTGGTAGAGAAGCCGCAATGGCCGCAATTATGGGTGTTGCTCCTGTAACAGAAGGTGCGGCAAACATGCTATCTCTAAACAGAGATTTTGGCGGCTTGTTAAGAGGACTAAACAGTTCTGCTCTTGGCTTTTCGGGTACTTTAGAACAATTTAACACCATGATGTACGGTCAAATGAATCAGTTTGCAAACGCAAACAGAGGATTTGCTGATGCTAACTCTAAATATTTTGCTGTGCTTGATATGTATGGTGATCAATTTGGCGGCGCAGGCGGAGCATTGATTGGTGGTATCAATATGTTTGCAGGAAGCATATCTGATATCGAATCAAGACTTGGAAAAAGATCGCCACTAAACAGTTTGTTTGCACAACTTGAAATAACAATACAAGAATTGAGAGATGCATTTGGTATACTCATTGAAGATTTGCTCTATGATGTTCGTTTTCAAAATGCTTTACAAACGTTTACTCAAGGTGTAAGAAACGCAGGTCCTGCTATTGCTGAATTTATTGGAGACTTTGCCACAGAAGAGGGTAGACAAAAGAATTTAGATAAAATATTTGACGCACTTGCAACAGGATTCCACGAAATTATGCTTAGACTTAACGATACATGGTTAGGTTACTTTATTTCAAATGATGAGATGGAGGCAAGGGAAAAAGAAAAACTTCAAGCACGAATAAATGAAGGAACACTCGATAGAGCAGGATTACAAGAAATAATAGACGATGATAACACATTTAGTCCTACAAGGGGCGCGGCCAGACAACTGCTAACCGACATGCAAAATGCAACATCAAGAGAATACAGCGATCAAACCGAAAAAGGACAAAATTTAAGATCTAAACTTAATGATTTTATTGACAGAGAGTTTGGTCCTACATTTACAGCCGCTGGTGGCAATTGGACTGTTGGAGGAGGTTTACGATACAATCGAGTAGACTTGTCAGAATTAAATGCAATGAGAAGAGAATCAGGACTTCCTGAATATTCTAACTTCAATCAATTTGAAGCCGATGCTAGAAAATACGGTGACTTTATGGCGGCTCGTAGTGGAATGAATACAGACTACATGTTAGGAACTCCTCAAGGTATTGAAAACCTTCTCCAAGCCTATCCAGAATTAAGACACGCAGGTTCATACGGAATGACAGGACGTATAATTGAACCAAGAGGCACTTTTGCTCGCTTAAGACCTGGTGAAACTGTGCATACCCAAGCAGAAAGCAGAGCAATTAACGAATTATTACGCACAGGATCAGGTGGTATTGAAGGAATGGCAAATAAAATAGTTGACAGCAACCGCGAAACGAGTGTAAAATTATTAGAAGCATTAAATATGCTTGCAAGGAAGACAGAAGATCAAAAAGGTTTGACTAGACAATTAATTAGTGCAGTTGAACATTATGGAACGGCATAGGAAAAATAAATGAGTTGGAAAAAATATTTTCAAGAATACAAACCGGTAGATAATTCAGGACAAACTAGTCCAATCTCTGGGGTAGGGCAGGCCGGACCTGCAAGAACCAACTATTCCAGTTTCCTTCCAGATGTTTATTCAGGGCATCCAAATCGTATTGAACGTTATGGTCAATACGAAACAATGGATACTGATTCAGAAGTAAATGCCGCACTTGATATTCTAGCAGAATTTTGCACACAAGAAAATACAGAAAACAAAACACCTTTCCAACTTTTCTTTAAGCAACAAGCAACAGGATCAGAAACAAAAATTCTAAAAAGTTATTTGCAACAGTGGTGTGATTTAAATCAGTTTGATAGACGTATTTTTAGAATCATGCGTAACGTTTTCAAATACGGAGATGCATTTTTTATTAGAGATCCTGAAACATTTAAACTATTTCACATTGATCCGGCAAAAGTTAACAAGGTAATTGTAAATGAAAGCGAAGGCAAACAACCTGAGCAGTATGTTATTAGTGACATTAATGTTAACTTTCAAAATTTAACAGTTTCACAAAAGAATCCAAACGCAAGCACAGGACAAGTTGACTACACAACAACCGGCGGTGCTATGGGAAGAGGTTTTGTTGGTACTACACCACAACAGGTTGGTACTAGATTTGAAAAACAACAAAATCAAGCCGCTATTGAAGCAGAACACGTTGTTCATCTTTCACTAAGTGAAGGACTAGATAGAAACTTTCCGTTTGGTAACAGTTTATTAGAAAGTGTTTTCAAGGTTTATAAGCAGAAAGAATTACTTGAAGATGCAATTATTATCTACCGTGTGCAACGTGCACCGGAAAGACGAGTATTTTACATCGACGTAGGTAATATGCCTACTCACCTTGCTATGGGATTTGTTGAAAGAATCAAAAACGAGATTCATCAACGCAGAATTCCTTCAGCAACAGGCGGTGGTACTAACGTTATTGACGCTAGTTTTAATCCACTATCAATTAATGAGGACTACTTCTTCCCGCAAACAGCAGAAGGACGTGGTTCTAAGGTAGAAACACTACCTGGCGGTACTAACTTGGGTGAAATTGATGACCTCAAATACTTTACCAACAAGTTATTCCGCGGTTTACGTATTCCAAGTTCTTACTTACCTACTGGTGCAGACGATTCTGCCGCACAGTATAACGATGGTAGGGTAGGCACTGCTTATATTCAAGAGTTAAGATTTAACAAATACTGTGTTAGACTGCAAAATTTAATTGCATACATCTTTGATAGAGAATTTAAGATGTATATGAATGCCAAAGGTGTAAACATTGACAACAATTTGTTTGACCTGCATATGAATCCACCACAAAACTTTGCGGCATATAGACAAAGTGAAATGGATAATGCTCGTGTAAACACATTTGCATCATTACAAGAAGTACCTTACATGAGTAAACGTTTTGCTATGAAGCGTTTCTTAGGTCTAAGCCAAGAAGAAATGGCAGAAAACGAAAGCCTATGGCGTGAAGAAAACACAAACGAAAACATTAATAATATAAGTGCCGGCACAGAAATGCGTGGAGCAGGTGTTACACCTAGTGGAATACAAAGTGACCTAGATGATCTTGGTACTACAGAACCAGGAGAAGGTGCACCAGAACCAGAAGTAGACGTAAGCACACCAGACACAGGTGGAGCAGAGCCGGGCGGCGAAACAGTTTAAGGTAAATAAGTTTATGTTGTTAAAAGAATTCTTTTATTTTGATAAAAATGGTCAAGACTTTGAGGACGATAAACGTTACAATGCTCAAAGAGATATTTCTGTGATCAAACCAACCGACACTAGAAAAACTAGATTAACTCTTGAACAACTAAATCAAATTAGACGCACATCAGAAGCAAGAGAAGTTGAACAGGCTAAGGAATTAGAGTTCATTCAGATGATGTACGGCCAACCTGCTCAAGAAGAACAAGCACTTTAATAAAACCTTTTAAATACCCATATGAACACAGCATTCGTATTGGGTAATGGTACCTCAAGACAGCATTTAGATTTAGAAACACTGCGTGGAAAAGGAACTATCTACGCATGTAATGCCGTGTATCGACACTTTGAACCAGATGTGTTAATTGCTGTTGACCCTAAAATGGTCCACGAAATAGTTGCAGATGGATACCATCATAATCATGTAGTATGGACCAACTATAATAACGGCTATAAAGATTATACAAATCTAAATTACTTTCAACCTAGCCTTGGTTGGAGCAGTGGACCTACTGCTTTATTCAAAGCAACCGAAGACAATCACAAAAAAATCTATATTTTAGGATTTGATTATATGGGATTAAATGGTGGAAAACGCTTTAATAACATATATGCAGATACAAAAAACTACAAAAAATCAGCAGAACCTGCAACATATTATGGTAATTGGCTACGTCAAACAGAGAAGTCAATCACATCTAATCCTAAAATACAGTTTATTCGGGTAACTAATAGTGGGGATTTTTGCCCTGCTCAGTTAAATAATTATGATAATTTTAAAACAATTACATACAATGAGTTCGAAAATGACCTCAAAAAATAGGCATTTTGTCAAAAAT